GGGAGATCCTCGTTTATTTCGATGGTGGTACTCATGGCAACACCGCCGCGCAAATAATGTCCATGTAGTTGCGTAGCCCGTCGACCATGTTTACCGCTGTGATTCCGTAGGTTTCGCCCTGGTAGACAATCCGCATTTGAACCGTGTAGCCCGATCGGTATCGGACTCGAAAAACAGCCCTTGTTCCGGCTTCAAGTTGTCGGCCCCTCATCGATTCGATTCCAGCCGTTGGCTCAAATTTGCAAGGCTCATCGACCACGTAAGCCGTCCAAGAAACGATAGGCTGGCCCGCTGCGTCAACCGTTTCTGTCGGTTGTTGAATTGTGCATCGATGCCGGAGGGCCCCGGTACGTTGGTTCTTGGGCCTCATGGGTAGCTACTCCGCATAAATCGCCGAACAAGCATTTCGTAAGGTCGCATGGTTTGCATCGCGTCGGACATAAGCATGTCTCGATTTTCAAAGTAGTGAGCCGCAAGCATCAAGATAGCCGCCCTAGCCGCCTCTGGTACGCTTTGGCCGTCCTGCGAGTGTCCAGCCTTGTACGTTACGGTCCAAGCATCCCAACGCGATACGGTCGCCGGTAGCGTCACTAGGTAAGCCAGCCGGATTTCATCAACGTGTAGCTGGTACTGATTGGCCGCTAGCGTCTGGAGCGTGTTAAGCCCATCGTAATATTGAATCGAGGTTATCGAGTGAATCGGGCTTCTCGGTAGCTTCAGCCCATCGGTCCAGAAAGGCAATCGGACTCGCAAGGTTTGAAAGCATGTCACGCTGTCGGTATCGTGTTCCCATTGCTCTCTAGCCGCCCCAATCAAAGCGGTTAAGTGCGTGTCATGGCTTGTGTCGCTGCTTGCGATTTCGAGTTGCTTCTTGACCTCGCTGAGCGTCACCGGCTCGGCTGTTGGCTTCGTCACTACTTCGGGTTTCAATCGCACTTGCAACACCCCTTTGAATCAAAATCAACGCCACGCCATCGGAGAGACTTTCCAGCCTTGAACCAGCCGGAAAGCCTCTCCACATTGTCAACAGCTCGACGATCACTAGATCACCAAGCAAACATCGCCATCGGCAACACCCGCCGAGGTCGTCGGAGGCAATTTGCCGTAACCGAGGACAGCGACGCCCGCGATGAAACCACCGTTAGAGCCATCGCCAAAGGTCGCGACAACCTTCAAGAACGGCTCCCGGCCCCTCATGTCGACCATGAAAGCACAAGTCTGTCCGTCGTCGGTCGCACTTGGCAAGGCAAGCGTAGCCCCGTTGTAGCCCGTTCCAGCCGCGAAGGTCGCGCCCGTAATGTCGGCATAAACGCCGCCACTGGTGGAGCTTTGCTGGAGCTTCAACGCTGTCATCGCAATGTCGGTTGCTCCGAGTTGGAGTACGATCAAAGCGAAGTCGAAACCTCGGCAGTCAATAACGTCAGCCGTCACCGTCGCGTTGTCGACGATTGCCGCTGGCTTGATTGCCGGAACACATTTCACATAATGCAAAGGATTCACAAGTCACCTACTTTCTTTTGTTGGGTTGGGTTAGGAGGCCGAAACCAATTGGAGGATTGGCCCTGGGTTGCTTGCATCGCCGCGCTCGTGGACGTTGTAATCCCATCGCATGGTAGAGCGGAAGCCAATTTCGTCGGTCTCGAAGTACCGCGAAACGTCGCCGACCAGCTCGAAATTGCGACGCAATCCGAGAGTGGAGGCCATTCGCAGATCCCCGAAGTAGCCAAACTTGGTCGATGCCCCGATGGTCTTTGGCAAGACCTCAGAGAATACCACTGGATAGCCGAGGAACTGAGTTACCGGCCCTTGCCCGAGGTCTTCCTTGTTGTTACCGCCGAGGGCCAATTGAAGGCGACCCATGACGTTTGACCAAACAGGCTTTGACACAAACCAGACCGGATTGATCCCAGGAAAGGCCGGGAGTTTGCCAAGAGCTTCTTGGAACATCGCAATCGTGATCGTTGCCGCCGTGTTTTGTCCGGTTGCTGCCGTAACAACCGATCCTGCTGCCAGTGCATTGGCAAGGCCAACGACGCCATGATAAGCCCCGGTTCCATCGCCAAGGAAACCAGCTTCGTCGGCTGCCAAGGCGTGAGCCAAAGCCGCTTCGGTTGCGATCTCTTCGGCCATCGAGATTGTCGATTCTTCGCTCAATTCGCTGGAGACCTTGGTAAGCGTTCCCCACTTGCGAGCGACGAGGTTTAACGGCCCGTAGGTCGCTTGGGATTGGGTAAATTCCTTGGTTTCGCCAACAGGATAAGCAACCATCCCGGTCAAGCGTCGCGAAGTCGTCAGGGTGTCCGAAACCATGTTGCGAACGAAGGCGTAGCGCGGAATGACGCCGTACTGGACAACCAGCCGAATGACGCCAGCGACAAACTCAGGGGGGACCAAAACACCGGCCCCGGTTGGGTCGTTGGTTTGGAGCGTGTTTCGTACGCCGTGATCCTTGCACCATTGCCGAGCCGATTCGCTGCCGAAATGGGCCTGGAAGAACTTGCCGACGCGGAAGGCTTCGGCTTCGCCATCTGGCCCGGTGAACACCGCCAGGGGCTTGGTTGCCCGAGCCGTTGCCGGGACTCGGAAAGCAGCCCCTGCAAGAGGCTGGCTGTCAACGTGTTGGCGCACCGTGTTGGAGACGGCTTGCTCGATTTTCATCGCCCGTTCGCGTTGCTTGGCAAGATTCTCGATCTGGCCCGGCTTGCCTTCGGTCCCGAGGATGGTATCAATCTCGGACTGCTCATCTTCGAGCAATTCGCGAGCCTCTTGGGTTGCGATTGCTTGAATCGCTTGAACCTTGGCTTGCAAGGCTTGGATTTCGTCTGCGAGTACTTTCGCGCTCTTCATTTGGACTGCCCTTATTGGGTTGGGTGGCAGTCTTTAAACCAAGATAGCGGCATGACTGCCACGGGAAAACAAACTGTTTTTAACCGTGTGTCACTGCCGCTAATAAGTTGCAGAGTTGTTGGCACTTCTGGCCGACGCAATAAATCTAGGCTACTGGCCCGGGCTTGTCAAGTGTTTTGAGAACTGGGCCATCTTCTGGCGTGCCAGCATCGTCGCTGCCGACTCGAAAGCGTTCTTTGGCTTCTTGTACTTCTTGCCATTCTCAACGCGCCCAGTGGCAAGGCCAGAGGCTATAGCGTCGTCGACGTTGTACCAAGTCTCTGCCGCCATAAGCGACTCGATTTCCGAAGGATCCTTACCGATGAATTGCCGGTAAATGTCAACCAGCGACGCGTCGTAGCTTTTCAATGCCGAAATCACCTTGCCCAATTCGTCTTGATTGCCCATCGCAAAGGCCATTGCTCGATGGATCATAATCCGCGATCCGTCGGCCATGAGGCGATTCTTGCCAGCCAAGAAAATCACACTAGCCGCCGACGCTGCTAGGCTGTCGTTGATCGTTGTAACCTCCCCGCCGTGTGATCGAAGTGCGTTGTAAATGCCGATCCCCTCATCGGCCGCGCCGCCTGGACTATTGATCCTGATCGTCACCGAACTGGATCCGAAAGAACGCAACGCATCAACGACGCCCTTTTGCGTGATCGGAAATTCATCCCATCCATCGCCAACGATACCGCTTAAAAGGATTTCGTTGGTTTCTGCTTTGATCTCGATCATTATTTCGCGCCTTTCAGTTCAAATAGCCTGTTTTCCCACGTTTTAACCTCGTTTTCGACGGCTTTCTGTAGCGATTCGCCACCATATTGAGCCGCCAAAGTCGCTAGAATCTGCGTCGATTTCTCGCAATGGAGTCTTGCTAGGTCACGGTCGAGCCCGATCGCTTCGATCTTGTCGGCCAGCTTGTTTTCCCATTGCGGGTACTTTTTGCCGATCCAAGCGACAAACTGGGCCTTTTTCGATGCGTTGATAGCGTTGTTGCCTTCGGTCTTGATAAGACCCCGCAACATTTGCTCCACGGCTCGATCGTTTCTGGCTTGCTCTTGGCTGTCCTCTTGCGAGTCCTCTTGGTCATCCTCTGGCGTGTCCTCTGCCTCGTCTGGCGATTGCTCCCCGGTCGCTGTGCTGATCGCCGGGTTGATGAACTCATCGCCGCCGACGTAGGGGTTTAGGTCGAGTTTGGCTCTGCATTCGTTCGGGTTCATTATCCGAGACGCAATCGCCTTGGAGAATGATTCCATCGTCGTTGCTAGGTCAGTCCGATACAACGCTGCCGGGCCC